GAGTAGGAGAAGCACTAAGTACAGTACTACCTGATCCAGTAGAAGCTGTTACTCCCGTACCGCCATTTGCTACTGGTAGAGTGCCTGTCAGTTTAGCAACTGCAATAGCGCCATTTGCGATAGCCGTAGCGTTTCCTGTTGAGGTAACTATCCCTGTTAAATTAGCGTTAGTAGTTACTGTGGCTGCATTACCCGTTATATTTGTCTGATCGCCTGTGTTAGAACCTGAAGTAGAACCAGAGCCTGTTACGGTCCCATTTGCTGTTGCTGCGGTAGCGATTCCATCTAATTTAGTAATCTGAGTAGAGGTAGCGTACCCATTGACAGATGCCGTAGCCGCTGCCATTGAGATAGCAGGAGTAGCTCCACCACTTGATACGACCGGGGCTGTTCCTGTAACCGAGGTTACTTCACTACCTGTGAGTGCATTAATCTTTGTTTTGTCAGCAGCCGATAAAGAGCCTGGGGCGCTAGTAGTTGCAGCACTTATGCTAATAGCCGGAGTATTGCCACCTGATGAGACTATTGGGGTGCTACCTGTTACGCCAGTAACACCAGCATTATCACCAGTATTTGTACCGCTAGTATTCCCAATTACGGTTAGGTTCGCATCGGTCACATACCGCTTATTAGCTGAATCAGCTATATTTGCCGTGGTAAGTGTTACCGCGCCCGTTAAGCTATTAACGGATAAAACAGTATCTGTTGGGGTTAGTAATTCGGACCAGTTACCAAAGGTAGAAGCAGGAGATGTTTTTAGTATGTATGACTTATTTTGATCCGTTCTTATACATATATCACCAACTTCAGCAGTAAGCCCAGTCTGCGCTGATTGACTAGACACCACAAAGGTATCGGTAATCGCTAAAGCTGGTAGCTGTGCTGTTGGTACTTTACTATCTGAACCTAGACTAGCATAACCATTAGCAGCGCCCTTCTTGGCAGCATCCTCTTTTAGGTTTAATGCAGTTAATTGGGCAGAGCTTACTGGCTTGGCTGAGTCAGCAGTATTATCTACATTTGATAGACCAACATCAGCTTTAGCAAGTCCAGAAGGACTGTTAATTACTGGTGCAGTTAATGTCTTATTGGTTAGTGTCGCGGTTGCAGCTCGTTCTGTTGCATTACTAGTATTATCAACATTACCTAATGAGACTTGAGTCTTAGTAACTGAGTGCGGATTAGAAGTGCTGGCAATATGCGCCGCCGTGACTACATCATCGTCATAAAGCTCTGTAAAGTTATCATTAGTTTTAATTGCCCCTTCACGGACTGTATCACCTGTTCCGTCATCTGGTGCTGATCCAACATTTAAGACTTGCTTTGCCATATTTATTCCTAATCGATAGTTATTTCAGTCTCTGTGCCGTCAGCAGCCACCCTAATTGCGCCAATCAGTCGACCAGACTCATCCTTGATCTGTCGAAGTCCTACTGGCTTCATACCAGCTACTTGTTGTGCAAGCTGTGATATCGCTCCTATTACTGCTGAATGGGGAGGGTTATCTACCGCATCAATCTTGGCCAGTTCTGTGCCTCTCCTGTAAACTTCCTTCTCTCTTTGCACATCAGCATCTACTTTTAGCTTTTCTAGTTGAACGGCAGTCTTGGCCTCTTCAGTCCTTATAGCAGCCTGGACCTTCGCATTCTCCATCGCCATTTGATGTTGCAGCTTCATCTTGTCTAGCTCCATAGATTGCTGGGCGCTTACTTTCTTCAGCTCTAGCTCTGCCTTTGCATTAGCTTCCTTTGGATCAGGCTGCGGAGGAGGCATCTTGCCATCCTCTGGCTCTATAAAGAATTGTGATACGTCTTTATATCCCATCGCCTCAACTCCTCGCCGTAGCGTGTTATACATCGTCTTCCTATCAGCCAGCCCTAGCGACACCACCTTCTCTTGTGCCATGCCGAGCATCTGCATTTGCTGAATCTGTTGCTGACGATCACCTGTGCCTAGTCCAACACTTACCGCCATATCTGTCCTGGTGCGCCATTGCCGTGGATCAACATTAATCCATTTGTTTCGCAGCCTGAATACCTCTTCCTTGACCGAGTTACGTTTAATAAGACCATGCAATCCTAACATTAGGTCCTTAACTCCTGTCTCTGCGAATGTACGGGCCATTAGCTCCATTCTCTGTGCGGCAGCCTCCATTATCTTGCTGACACCAGTAGCAGTCTTATTTAAGCTATTAGCATCCATGCCGGATGAGTATCGCGTAAAGCCAGTACGATTCTCTTTAACACTATCTGCGTATTCAATCATTGGCTGCAACGCTGATAAGATACTTGTGGGAGCCGCTGGCATAGCATGACCGTGAGCTGTATCTGAATCCACCCGGACTATTCCGCCCAATGGATTAGAAAGCATATCATCTAGGTCAACCTTGTTACTTACGAATACTCGGTTACTATTAATGCTGTAGACATTATCAAGAGCCTGTCTCCACAAGGATGTCTTGAGGTCTTGGATAGGAGCCACTACATCAGCAGAAGCCACCCCCGCGAATTTATGAGGCATAACATGGCAATGAATAATTGAGTATGGTATCTCCTCTACTTCTTCAATCTCAAGTATGTTATCGCCAACCCTTGTTATCCTTACTAACTCTGTAATTCCATCACTATTAAGATCGTAGAGGCAATGCGATACTTTAAACAATACCATCTTGCCAGCAGCATCGTCAGTATGAACACCAGGTCTCTGACGGTAGCTATCGTGCCTATTTTGTCGCTCGGAGAATGTTGTAAAATCCTCGCTATCATCATCTATATCGTCAGGAATATCAAAACCCATCTCTCTAATGTCCGAGATTGACTTGTATACCTCACGCTGAACAAATGTTGCATCCTTAATATTTTGTGTGGCTAAATCGCTGTTGAACAAGAACTCTTCTGGCGGTATGTTGTATATCTTAGCTTCACCCTTTGTTTTTTTAACCCGGACAGTTACATCATGAGCCATTGGTGTTTCTTGTGGCATCTGTTGAGGGTTAGCTGGATCAGGCTGCTGCTGAGTCTTCATTGTAAACTCATCGGGATAGCTAGTCTGCTCCTCTATCTCTACACCCTCATTCTGGACCAACATAGCTAACTCTTCGTCAGTCAGCCCGGTGTATTTCTCAGCCGAGTTTGTATTATTCTCCTCCCAGAGGTATTCCACGATTCCATACTTATTGAGCAAGGCATCCATGAACCAGTTGTAGAACAACATATAACCATTATTCTTTTGACTAACCACAAAGTTTAAGTAGTCTGTTTCTTGCTCGGCAGCCTCTTCATCTTCTGCTCCTACTGGTTGAAACTGACAGTAATCGTCAGTACTTGTAAATGGTTTAAGTAAGGAAGGCAACATCCCATTAACAGCATCCCACACATCAGTACTAATCACCTGTGAGCGATTCTCTTCCTCTGTGCCATTCTTACGGCCAAGTAAGTAATTTAGATTACGTTCACGGTCTGGCTGTAGCTCTTGCTGCTGATATTCTCTAGCAGAGTCTTCTGCGGTTCTAAGATAACTTGTGATATCGTCAGAAGACTTCTTCTCTGCGTAATTATTATCGTTCATATTATGTGCCTTGTACTTAAATGAAGTGGTTTGCGTTTACCTGGCTCTAGCTCGTAAGCTATACTCATAAGCCCAAATGCATCCGCAAAGTGACTTGACCAATCATGGTCTGGACCTAATCCTACGTCTCGCTGCTCGTGTCTGCGCTCGTGGTAGAAACCTAGAGCATCTCTCAATGATTCTGTGGTTGCAGAATTAAAACGAATTGAGCCAAATAATCGCCTTGTCTCTTCTATACGAGCCATTGCCGCGCCCTTACCTTGATTAGGAACAACGGTAACTGTATATCCGGCATCCTTCATAGCGCTCTGATATGAAACGTCATATACCTTGTCATGTGTAGCTCCGTCATGAGGCAGCCAAACTTGCGCCCTATCTGGACCATAATTCTTGGATCGTAGCCAACTCAGATGGGTTGCTAGTGGCTGACCTTGTGCCTCGTAACAATCGAGTATTCTTATCTCTGCCCCTACAAATTGTGCTATTACCATAGTGTAGGAATCACTATTTGCCCCAGTCCCCCCGATATCACAATAGATTTTGTGCGTAAGCAAGGGGTCTGCTGCTACGAATCCGATCCTGCCCTCTTCCTTTGCCTGTGTAAGTGAGGCCGCATAGTAAGCCCCAGTCATTGTTGTTATGAAATCGCCGTTCCAAATATGTTCATAAGATTCCGGGCGTTCTAATTTATCCTTGAGCCTTGCTCGGTCTAATATATCTGGGAACCACGGATTGTCTTTATAGTTTAATTCAACGCACTTGGTTAATGGGTCTTTAGAGTCTCTGAATCGTTTATTAGTTGCTGATCCTTTTCGCTCTGGATTCCATGTCACCCACAATTCGCTCTCTCCTTCTACTCTTAAGGTAGGAATAAGAACTTCCCAAGCGTGTTCTGAGATAGGCTCGGCCTCGTCACACCAGGCAAGAAGGATTCGACTTTTCGACTTTAAGCTACTTACGTTCCTGTCAAGCCCGGAGAATTTGTACTCTACTAGCCCGTCAAACTTTTCGCTGTTAGTTTTAATGGTGCGCTCAGTAATAATGAAAGAATCCCGTAAGAATGGTTCTTCATTTATAGCTGTCTTTACTTCCTCTAAGCTGGACTCATCAAGACTATTCATATACTGTCTGCCGCACAAAATTGACCCAGATACTCCTGCATTAGCCCATAGAAGCGCCCGGACTGCCGACATCTTGGCGAAGCTCCTCGTCTTCCCTGATCCACGACCACCATACGCAGCTCTGATGAAAGCCTTACCACTAAAAACATCTAGTAGTTTAGGCGGTAGCGCTACCTTAACTCTTGACACCGGCCACCAATTCTATGACGGAAACTTTTACATCGCCGTCTACTTGCTGAGTAACCTCAGTCGCTGACAAATCGGGCAAAGTTTTTCCTAGTAAGATCTTGATTGCATTAAGCCTATTGGAGCTGACTTCTTCGTCTGGCAACTCTCCCAAAGCATAGCTTTCTAACCTATTAATTAGCTGTGAAACTTGTATCTTCTTCCTAATCTCATCCTGGTGACGATTGCGTAATCTTGCTGCCATATAGACTCCATTTAGGTCGGTCTTATTTACACTACCTTGCAGTATATCTAACTGACAAAAAATATCAATAATAGTCTGAGAGAAGCCGATGATGGCGGCATTAGTACAAGGGCGCTCCCCAGCTCCTTATACC